AGGTCCATTACCAGAGAAGGGTGCTAAGATCACTGTTCTTGAAGATGTGATTACCACAGGTGGATCAGCAATTCAAGCAGTCAAGAGACTACGTGATGCAGGTTACGTGGTGAATCGTGTTGCTTCTATTGTAGATAGACAAGAGGATGGTGAAGCAGACACCGCTATGAAACTAGCAGGATTGGAGTTAGTAAGTATCTTCAAATTGGAGGATATTATAAGTGAGTAGAGAAATTCCTACTAAGGATTACATGCAAGATGGGTGGGATTCTGGACCTATTGGATGTCATCCATACAAACGTGGTAGTAGGCATAATAAGATTGGTATGTGGATTATGTACATTTTCTACGGTATAATTACTGTACAAATTGTCCATCTTCTTACCGTACTTCCTTGGATATTTCCTACATTAATGGGTATTGGATTAGCATTAGCAGGTTATGTTGTTTTGAGGGTGAACTGGGAATGAGTGGAGTAACTTCTAACTATCAGACTTTCTATAAGAAAGCGATAGATGAAAAGACTGGTTATGTTACCAAAGATGGAGCATGGGCAGCAGTACCAACTGCGGAGGGTGGTAAGAAACTTGCTATCATTCATAATGGTGAATGGGTGCATACTGCAAGGAACTTTGACTTTGCTAAGTCATACATACTCAAAGAAAAGAGGAAAAAATGAAAGACCAGAAAACACTTGATGAAGAACTAACACCTTATGAGAAGTGGGATAGGGCACGTTCTATCTTTATTGAGTCCTTATTACAAGCAGATCATCATCTACGCAGTTGTGCCCACAATCAACAATGTTATGATGAGTTGATGGAAATTAGGGATCATGCTATTAAACAAACAAGAGATATGATTAATCCTAGAGTTCCATCATCAAAATTTGGAACAAAGAATGATCATGTGGAACCTACAATCACCACACCCAATGGTGAGATAAGTGAAACTCTAATGAGTGGAGCATTAGGTGATTATTATGCAGACAAGAGGGAGTATTAATCATGGCTATTGATGATGATATAAAGATCACTATCAACCTTAATAAGTTGGTAGATGTGAGAGCAAGACTCATAACACAGTATGATGAGAACTATGCAAATGAAGTTGTAGAAGGTGAGTATCTTGATGATAATGATGTGGATAGGATAGCATCTAAGTTGAGAGATACTTTATCATGGGAATCACTATTTCAAATGGTTGATGAGGCAGTTTTAGACTACTTGGGTATAAAAGAAAAGAATCCAAGTACAACTATTGAAACCATTGAACTAACAATGGAGAAGGAAAAAAAGGAAAGAGAGAAAGAGTTTAAGAAAAACTTTGATGTAGTTAAGTTAGAATCATCCTCATGGACTATTGATGTACCAGTGAGGAAGAAATGAAAATGAATACTGAGACTAAATTAGTTTTTGCATTAGAACATACCGCACACCTATCAGATTTGATAGAGGGTAATGAATATGAGCAGCATTTAAGAGGTGCTTTATCCACTCTTCATTTTGAGTTTAAGAGACAATTAGAACTGGAAAGAGATCGTAAACATAAGTTTTCCTTATAGGCATAAATTTTTATTAAATTGTATCCGTAAATACAGACACTATTTGCATAAATAATGATAGAATTGGAGAGAACAAGATGACCTGAAACTATTTGTTATCGTTTCATCATTGTAATCTATGGAGAAGATTAATGCACAACTTAATACCGTTCAACCAATTAGCAGGAGAAGAATTTGATACAGATAATGATTCAATCGCAGATTATTACGAGTGTTTAATCGAATGTGATGAAAGTCAATCAGTTTGTAAACGTATATGTAAGGAGGTTTTAGTTTAAATCAATTAGACGTTTATCCTAACAAACAAATGAACAAGTATCAACATCCACCTTAAGTAAATTCAATCAATAATCATACCCCTTGACTTTTTAGTTGAGGGGTTTTATAATGTTAAAAATTGTAGGTATAGAATGATTGAAAATGAACTAGAACTTATAGAAGAACTATCTTATATTAATAAGAAATTAGGTGGTAAGATGGAAAGACTAACCACTTATGATAGTGCTGGTAGAACAGGTAAGAAGATTATAATAGAATATGATATAAAAGATAAATCAGAATAAATACCTATTCAGATAATATTCAATATACATGAATGATAAGAAAGCAGCAAAAACTATATTAAAGAGAGCAAAGAAACATCCTGATTGGTATAGTAAGGATGAGATAAAGTATGCTAAGATGGTAAAGAAAAGAATCAAACAAGAGGAAAAGGATGCAGAACGAAAGTTTAAAAGTCAATCAGAATAGTGATGGTTCTTATACATTAGAGTGGGATAAGAAAGATCCTAATTGGAAATTCTTAAACAACTTGACTTCTAAGGAGATACAAGTTATTATGGAACAAGCAATCCAATATGACAAGAATGACCGAAAAATCTGATTATAGTTATTCTATACAAAATCTTCAACAATGTATTGGAGAGGTTATGGCAGGTGAATATACACCACAGGAGATACATGAAGTCATAATCGACAGTGTTAAAGATAACATGAGATATTACAGAGCATGTTATAATGATAGTGTAAGACTTTTAGCTTTACTACGAAGTAATACTAACCCAGATATTAAAGTTTATGATAGTAATGATTTTGAATTTGAAAAAGAGTTGAGTGAGGTTATTAATCATTTTAACATAAGTAGATTCAAACTAGATTCACCTGAACTACATAATGAGGATGAAGATTAATCATGGCACTATCACAGCAAACATTAGATTATCTACTTGAAGCAGAGGGTAGTATCAGGTCAGCAATTAAATCTGCTGCAACTAATGAAAAACCTCTAGTGATAACTCAAATATCTAAATTATTATATGATATAGAAAGTCTGAAAGAATTTGAAAATCTTATGGATGTAGTCGAGAAACATCAATCCGAAAGTTAAGTTATATTGTGTGAGTCTAAAGACAATATAAAATTTATAGATATATGATATAACTAATGTTATAATATCAACACATACTTCTTAAACCAATGCTCAATCTAGACGAACGATACCATTCTTACTTAGATGGTAGTAAGAAATTAAGAATAGATGATGTAGAAGAAAAAGTAATTGCCTATGGGTGGCATTGTGAGGATGGGGACATAAAAGGTCACTACGTCACTACACAAAACCATAAATTATACTATAATATGAATCAAGAGTTTGTTAGGAAGAAATCACTTAGAGAACTTCAGACAATCTCTTAAAAAAATAAATAATCATGAGATTATTGAACTCTAAAGTAGGATGGTTACACACTATGACCCAGAACATTAAGCACGATTTAGATCATGAAGTTTATCTTGATCCAAAAGATAACAAAGAGCATATCAATCATGGTATGTTAGAGTATAGTAAAGAAGATTTAGAGAATGTTCATGCAGAGTATGATGAGTATCATAAAGGAGATGTGGTTGATAGTAATGAAGGTAAGATCAATGATTATCATACAAGGCATGAAGATAAGCATTTAGAGGTGTACTGTGATAATCATCCTGACTCATTAGAGTGTAGAGTGTACGACGACTAGGACAGTTTAACAAGTTGCACATGGATCTTTCATTTTGATGGGAGATCCTTTATAATGTTTACAGTTACATAAAAAATCATGCAACTGGTTGGGTTCCTACAAACATCATTTCAAAATGTGAGATCATCCAAACGCACTGATGATCTACATAAGGTTTTATTGAGTGAGACTCTATCAAAGAATCCACAGTGGAGAGATTTAGATTGGAAATTTGAATATAAATTACCTGTTGATGCTTTTGGAGGCACATTTGATATTGATATTGCAGGATTTGATGTAGATGGTAATTTGAAAGTTTGTATTCTTGCCAAGGCTATGAACAGCAATGTTAATAAGAATATTAAGAACTATGCTAACACAACTATTGGTGAAGCAGCAAGACTAGCATTTGCACCTGATATAGAATTAGAGAAGATTCTATTTGTTAGTGTATTACCAAGAGTAGCACCAAGATTTAAGAAAGATGGAACAGTTGGTGGATTTGATGATGTTATATCTGCTAAGAATCGTACTAAAATAGATGGAGTATTAAGACAACAGTATGGCGATCTTGTTGAATTAAAGGATATATTATTTGATATTGCTGATGTTAGAAATAAGAAGACAAAAGATGAATTTAATGATATAATAGTAGAAAACATAATATAATGGATAGTAAGATACATTTAGGTGAATGTTTAGAAATTATGTCCACATTACCAGAAGGTAGTGTGGATATGGTATTTTGTGATCTACCCTATGGAACTACACAAAACTCATGGGATAGTATCATACCATTTGATGAACTATGGTCAGCATATAGAAGAGTAGTGAAACAGAATGGTGCTATTATATTAACAGCACAACCACCATTTGATAAGATACTTGCATGTTCTAATCTTAAAGACTTCAGGTATGAGTGGATATGGGAGAAGAATAAAGCAACAGGTCATTTAAACGCAAAGAAGATGCCAATGAAGGCACATGAGAATATATTAGTATTCTATCGTAAGTTACCAACATATAATCCATTGAAAACTACTGGACATAAACCATTTGGTGCAGTTAAACCAAGAGATAATATACCAGCACCTGATAAGAAGAGAAATTACAATCATTTAAGTACAACATTTGGTAATGATGGTACTACCACAGATCGTTATCCTAGATCAGTCCAGAAGTTTCCAGTGATTAATAATGATAATCCATTGAAGTTTCATCCTACTCAAAAACCTGTGGATATGATAGAGTATTTCATTAAGACCTATTCTAATGAGGGTGATACAGTCTTAGATAACTGCATGGGAAGTGGAAGTACGTGCATAGCATGTATGAATACAGATAGAAATTGCATAGGTATAGAAGCAAATGAGGAGTATTATAAGTTAGCAGAGCAATGGATAGAAAATCATGTGCCAGTTAAAGAAGTGGTACAAGAGGTGTCGAATCCTCTGCTAGATGCACTATAATAAGCACATGGGAAAACAAACGAGGTTCTAAACTACTAAGACATCAGGTAACTTAAATCCTGTA